CCAAGGGGCCCGGAAACACCCCCCCCCCCGCCACACCACCGAGTGCCTGGGAGACAACATAGCCAGCAAGATCGCTCGCTGAGAGCGCACCATTGACAAACATGGCGAGAGAGACCGCGGGGTTCACATGGCCACCGCTGAGAGCGCCGATGCAGAAGATGACGAGGGCGAGCGTCAGACCGATCACTAGCGCATTGCCTGTAGCCAGGATACTTATTAAGAGGAGGAAGGTTCCGAGAAATTCGGCGAGGAGGTTCAGGAAGTTCATGGTTTCTACTAAGGCACCGAAAAATTTGATGCGCCTTTTATTTGTAAGCAAAAGTACATACAGCCATGGCCCTCCGTCGCATCAAGAAAGAAATGGATGATCTTACTAAAGACCCGCCCGCAAACTGTAGTGCAGGACCTACAGGAGAAGACCTCTTCAAGTGGAGTGGTGCTATCTTTGGTCCTGCTGATAGTCCATATGCCGGAGGTTATTTCAAGATGCAGATCCAGTTCCCTGTAGACTATCCCTTCAAGCCCCCGGTCGTAACCTTTCTTACGAAGATTTATCATCCCAATATCAATTCTGCAGGTGGTATTTGTCTTGATATTCTGAAGAATCAGTGGTCGCCTGCACTCACCGTTAGTAAGGTCTTGTTAAGTATCCTGAGTCTACTTACGGATGCAAATCCAAATGACCCTCTCGTACCTGAAATTGCTCATATTTACAAGACAAATCGGCAGGAGTTTGATGAAAAGGCCCGTGCCTATACTCTTAAGTATGCTACGCCTTAGTAGAGTAGAGAATGAAAAGAGATCTAATAATTATTCTTACCATTGTATTTGGTCTTTTTTTGATACTTATCAAATATATACAGCATGGTCATCAAGTGAGTGGATTTCAGAATATGACCCCTGCCCCTGTTGGTGATAAACCCATAAAATATGTGACTGGGCCTGCTGATTCAATGCTGAATCCGCGTGTTCCGTATCACTTACTCCAGGGTGTTTTAGACGATGCGGCCGTGGATGATCAGCCCAATACGGCGTTTAATGCACAGGCGTGCTATGAAAGTGATTTTGCGAATCGGATACAACTCACTGGTAATTACAGTCAGTTGACGAACAATTATCGCCGCAAAAATCCCGATTCATGCTCGGCGCCTGTGCATGAACTTGTAAATAACTTTTATAAGCCGAGTATGCTCTAATCAGTAATCGCACACACGGCCGACTTGCGCTTCACGGAAGATTCAGGAAGGACAAAGTCGCCCTGCCTAGCCTTCTTAACATCCTGCCAGAAATCATCAAGTAGAGGAATAATCGACTGGAACCATGCTGTATCACGATATACAGGATGAATCCACGACTTCTCTAGGAACCACGGAATACGCTCAAGAACATGCCATGGCGCTTCAGGCTGTGGATTCCATTTCATATCTCCAATCGGACCATATGCATACTTTGTCTCAAGGGTATCGTAATTCTGTAGAAGATAAATTAGACCCTCTGTTGCGCCAAGTGGTGTCTCTTCCATGGGTCCGCGTGCTGTGGCAGACTTGAAGGTGAATTCACAATATTGGCAGACAGGCACTTCGGCAACCTCCATCTGGAGTTGCATCTGATACCAATAATTCGGTGGAACTCCGCCACCGACAATTCGTGATGAGGGGCATTTAATCTCCACAAGATTTCCAAGCAAGGCCTGATGCTTCGGATCCGTTGCAGTAATAAGGCCATCGGGTGACGCCGCCAGTGACGCAATTGTTGGATGCCTCAGGCGACCGAGGTCCACAATGGTGGCGCCCCATTTTGCTTCAAGAATCTGCTTTGCCACTGGTTCAAATCGCGTACCCCAATCAAACGGCGTCATTTCAGCCGTCATACAGGACTTCTTTGGCGCGGGTCCTGGTGTAAGTGCTTCCCGTGGCACTTTACTCATTACAAGTTGGCCACGAGCCCTGGGCGATCCGAATAGACTATAGAGTTCACTTGCGGTGAGCAGTTCCGCTGTTTCACGATACCACTCATCCGAGCGCTGTACACTCTGCGGCTTCGCCTGTAGTTCACTAATCCGCGCCAGCCTATCAAATTCAACCTTCACAAGGGCATTTGAAAGACATTTATATCCAATTTTAAAACAATCGAAAACCTCATAGGTCTGCTCGGTAAATGTAGCACTCATATCACTCTCCTTCATCAGTGTTGCAAGTTCTCGCTCCATGGTTGTCCACCATGTATCTCCAAGCGTGGGATGCAATGGAGGAGGTTGAACCTCTTCGATTGCATTCAGAAATTGTCCTGTACATTCAAACATTGTCGTATATTGTTGCATTGTTTGAGCGTGGTTCTCGTTAAAATTTATAGTCGGCTCATTCTTAGACCGTCGCTTCCTCCTTAGTCTCTGTAGCAGTCGCAGGCGTAGCAGGTCCGGCCTTCCTACGAAATGTGACGGCATTTCTCTTTTCAAGAACCTGGAACATAACTTTTCCATCGGCCCCACGGTGCATCACAAGGCCCTTAATCTCCATGATCTTCTGCTCATCCTGGTCATAAATGACCGCATTCTTGCTATTAAGCAGTTTCTTTTCATTCGCCTTCATAATCTGCGCATCCAGAGCAGTTTTTTCAGGACCAGTTAGAGTCAGGCGCACCGCCTCCTCGTCGACGAACTTTCGTAGGCGATTCAGACGAAGTCCACGCTCAAGACGATGCCACGGGCGCTTATATGCATCATCCGCTTCCTGGTTCAGGAAATTCACGAATGTATTCGTGCTCGCATGTAGATTTGCGGCAAATGTTGAGCCACTCAAATCTATTGCACCCGAGCGCTTTTGAGTTTTTGAGCGGTTCGAATTCATTCTAATAGTATTATGTGCCTCGCCTTAAGGCACACACCGTTTTTGAATGGTAGTCAATGGCTCTACAAAGATTTCATCAATGCAATCATTCCACTGATTTGTACTTGAGGGAGTTTCACCTTGACCGGCCTTTAGCAGATAAAAAGTGCGCCAGCACTCCTCGGTACCCTTCTGCTGGGTACGAGTGACCTCCTCAAAACTGTAGAAGTTTTTCAAATTCGTTGAAACAATATCAATTTCCGCATAGAGAATCTTTCCTTCGCGCCATTTTGATTTGACGGAAAAGCCGTTTTCAGCGAGCCACAGGTCAGGTTCATCCGTTTCGCAAATCTGTTTTCCGCGATTATCTACAAAAAGCGTTATCGGGACAAGAGACCATTTAATCAGACTTGGTAGTTGTGATTTCGTATAAAAGGGGACAACAAACATCTACTTGTAGTAGTAAAGGGTTCTTAAGATGGAGATACATGAACTCACTCCCGCACAAAAACGCATGGTAGCAATCCCTCTTCCACAAATGAGTGTCCGAAGTCGCCGCGAAGTCAGTGCTCTTGACCAGATTAACAGTCTTCATGTAGAGCAGTGGCAAACAGATGGACCTCAACTTCAAAATGACCGTCCTGATATAAGCAATGCTGAAATTAAAGAGCAAAATAAATGGCTTAACAAATCTCTTGCTGAGAATTTAGGCGCTGCGAATGGAAAGAATGCGGCTGCACAAAGTGCTATGGCATATCGTTATTCGCTTGGAATTGGTGGTGTAAATCAAGATTTAATAATGGCAGAGTCTTGGAAAGAAAAAGCAACAGAGGGGGGATTTGCAGTTCACAGACGCGGTGCCTACACATTTATGGATATGAATCCTATTAATACGAGGACAACTGATAGAAACTATCTACAAAATCAGCAATATGTTGCAGGCAATGGGGGGAGCAGCGGGGGCTCTGATCAACTCGGCCAAAATCCTTATTTTGATCGGTTTGATGTTGTAACTGACCCATTTAATGTAGCGCGTGAACTTCGCGCAACAGTCTATGAAGAGAAAGTGGATAGAGGACTTCTGGAATCAAAGCGGCTTCTGAATCGCACCTACACCACTCGATATGTAGAACCAGATTATGTTGCTAAAAATTCACTTGATACTCTCAACTCCTATGAAGACCTCCGACCTCGTCTAAATACGATGGACAAGACGTATCGAAAGTATAATGACTAATCAAATCTCAATTCAATTGCCATAAGATGCTTCTGCATCTGCTTGGCAGCCGGCGGCTCCTTCTCCGTTTGCCTACGACGTGTTGACCGTGCAGATGAAGTCGTTGATGTCGTTGATCCTGTTGTTGTCATTGTGCCCGTGCTGGTGGTGGACTCTGTAGAGTTAGCCGTTGAATTGCG